GATTTCGCGGCATAGCCCTGAATGAGGCAGCCCTTCACCTTGTCTAGCGCCTCGGCCGTGGCGCGCATATCCTCAGCCGTCCCCATCACCAGCCCCGAAGGGTCGTGGATCATCAGGAAGGCGTTTTCCGGCATGACGACGGTGTCGCCGGCCATGGCGATGTAGCTCGCGGCCGAGGCTGCGATGCCATCGACCCAGACCGTGATCTCGCCCGCGTGACGCTTCAACGCGTTGTAAATGGCGACTGCGTCAAAGACCGAGCCGCCGGGGCTGTTGAGGCGCAGATCAATGGCCGCATCATCGGGCAGTGCACCCAACTCCGCCAGAAAGCCCTTCGCTGTGACGCCGTAAGCGCCGATTTCGTCATAGATCAGCACTTCCGTGCCCGAGGCGCGAGCACGGATCGTGTACCAGGATTTCATGGGGTTACTCCTCTGCGGGGTTGTTTTCCCGGCTAAAGTCGGACGGTCCGTCATTAGAATTGGGGCTTTTCTCTTGGATTGGCGTGGCCCGTGCACCCTGCGTCTCGCCCGGGCTGGCGCGATAGGTCAGCCCCAGATCCGATGCGCGCTTGGCATCCGCGGCGTTCTCACGATCGACCTCTTCGATATCGTAGCCGGTACCCTCGACAACCTTGCGTCGCGAGGTGATCCCAGCCTCCATCGCCAAGACCTGCGCCTGAATGTCCTTCAATGGATCGACCCAATCCCAGCGCGGCGGGATCCACTGCACAGGTCGTGCTGCGGTGAGATCAACATTGATGGCACCAGCTAGGACGGCCGTTTCCAGCCAGCGTCGCCAGATCGGCCGACACAGTTGATGCGCCATAACCCCGTGCTGCAACTGTCCGATGCGACGACGGAATTCGACGAGCTCAGCCCGGAGGCTTGAGTAATTCGCCTGCCGGACATCGCCGGTGACCAAGTGATACGGCAGACCCAGTGAAGCTGAGACCGCCAAGAGCGTCCGGTATTGGAACGCCTCATAGCCGCCGCCAACATCCGCCGGGCTTGAGAACTTCACATCCTCCCCTGGCAGCAGCACCTGCATGGTACCCGGCTCTAAGCTTGCGATGGCCGCACCGTCGAGATCGGCTTCACCCTCACCTATCATTGGGTCTTCGGGTGCCGTCTTGGTGATGAAGCCCGCGAACATGGCGGCGGTCTTTTTCCGGTCGAGTTCAGCGTCATCATATTGGTCCAGCAGAAAGAGCCGAACCATGGCAGGCGCCACATGGGGCAGACCCCGGATCTGACCGGCGTCGATGGGCCGATAGATGTGCAATACCTCCTCAGCGGGCACCCGGACTGTGTCAGGCACCGCCACCCGTTGATCCGTGCTGTCACCCGGGTGACTGCGCCGGAAGTGATAGGCCACGCGCCGCCCAATCAGGTCGAACTCGATCCCGCAGCGAATACGATTGCCGTTCGGGTCCGTCTCGGTTTTCTCAAACGGCAGCATCTCGGATTGCAGAAGCTGCAATTGTAGCGGCACCAGCAGCCCGTCCTCCACGCGACGAGGCCGCAGGCGAACGAAGCACTCGCCCGCCACAAACATCTCGCGCGCGACCATGGCCTGCAGGCCGTAGAAATCCGTCAGCCCATCGGCATCCGCTTCATCCGTCCAGGCAAGCCAGAGCTTCTGAACCTGGTCGCGCAGCGCCGCATCCATGATAAGCGAGGACGGCTTGATGCCGTCGCCCACCAGATTGGCAGCAAAGGCCTCGCAGGCATTGGCGGCATAACCGTTGGTGACCACCAATTCTCGCGACCGCGCCAAAAGCCGCGGACCGCCCGAGGCGACCAACGCGTTGATGTTTTCCAAGGGCGGGTTCCAGCCCCGTAAGCGGCGCTTGGCCATGGCGCCTTCAAGCCGTGCGCGCGCGGCCTCAGGGCCGCCAGTGGCCCGGCGGCGGAAAATATCCAAGAATGCCATGTTGGTTAGAGGCCCTTGGTCGCGGTCACGCGCACCTGTCGCACCATCCGCCGGCCTTCAGCCGCAGCGATCTCACGGTCGAGCGCCTCGATAGCTCGATCGATTTCCGCGACAGAACGATAGTCCACCGTCTTACCATCGTAGCTGACGCGGGCCACGCCCGAGGCACGTTGCGCCGCCAATGCTTCACGGCGGGCGCGCAGGTCTGTGATTGTGGCCATCGCCATCACCTTCTAGGTTTCATACCAAAGCCACAGCCAGGTCGCACCATGCCCCTAAAGATCGCCCGCATCAGGATTGAACTCGAGCACATTGCGCCACGCATCTGGCGGCGGGCTGACGTCAGTCTGACAACAAACCTCCGTGCGCTGCACGAGATCATTCAGGCAGTCATGCCTTGGGAGAACTGCCACCTCTACCAGTTCAAAGTGGGCGAAGCTGTTTATGGAGAACCCGATCTCACCGGCACAGCCTGGGGCCGCAAGATTTTCCAAGCCAAGAGCATGCGCCTCGGCACCCTTTTGGATCGTGGCATTACAGAACTGCTCTATACCTACGATTTTGGCGATGACTGGCAGCATCGCATCACCGTGGAAGAGGTCATCGGCGGGACACTAGGCACCGACTATCCGCTCTTTGTCGACGGCGAGCGCACTGCCCCACCAGAAGATGTGGGCGGCCCACCCGGCTTCATGGACTTCATCGAGGCCATGGCAAAACCTCACCATCCTCAAAGGAAGGACCTCGTTCGCTGGTATGGCGGCCCCTTCAATCCAGTCGATTTCGGCGCAGAGCGCATAATCGAAAATGTCCGCACCATCGCCCAGAAGCGCAAAGCTGCTCTCGAGGCCTTTGAGCGCAGTCGCACAAAACGGCTACACTGAACTCGCGGGCTTATCCCATATAAGTTGACCGTGCGATGCGGCGAACCTGTGCCATGCGGGTCTGCGACGGCTGAGCCGATTTGGCATTCAGCCCGGCGCTAGTGACCTCGAACTGCGCCGCCAATTCCTCCCACCGCGCCTCCGACCAGCGGTCGGCCCCGAGGATCCAAGCGGCTGCCCGGGCATAGACACGGCAGTCGAGTGCCTCGTTGCGTTCCCGCAGCTTCTGCCATTCGAGTTTCGCGAAGCCGCGCTTGTTCTTGACCGAGACCAGCTGCTCGGCCGTCAGCTGCTTCAGCCATTCCGCGTCGACCCAGCCCGGCAGATGGAGAAAGCCGGGAGGAAACGTCTCTCCACCAACCGGGCTGGGTTCCGGCGGATCAAGCCGCAGGAAGCGATAAGTCTCGGCCTTGAACGTCGAGGTGGCGATGGTCCAAAGCCGTACACCTCGGCGAAGACGTTTGCCCGCGATCGTCGCATCCACAAACGTCGGCCCTGTCACAGGGCTTGCCCGATTGAACCCTTCCACGCCCTTCACCGGCGCGACCTGTCCAAAGCCCACCTGCCGCGCCCAGGCGTAGACTGCGGCCGTTTCATAACCGGTGTCGATCGCGAGCCGCGCAATCGTCATCGTCGTGCCGCTCGCGTGAGCCCAAGTTCGGCCAAGAAGGTCAGAAAGCTTCTGCCAACAGGCTTGCTCGCCCGGGCCGCCGTCGATGACGATGTGATCAATGAGCCAGCTTTGCAGACCCCTGCCCCAGGCCCAGATATCGACCTCGATCCGGTCCTTCTGGACGTCAGCGCCCGCGGTCAGGAACAATCCTCCCGCCGGCACCGTGCCCGCGCGCCAATCTTCCTTCAGCCCTTGGAGGCGCTGCCAGTCCGGCGCCTCCCCACTTTCCATCCAAGTCTCGCCGAGAGAGGTGTTGATGAAGGTCTTCATCGTCTCGTCCCCACCGGCGCGCGCCGACAGAAACGCCTTGGCCATGGCCTCGAGCCGCACCCAGGGCGAATAGATCTCGTTCAGGTGGAAGCCAGCCGTCCCGTTAAATGGCGCGTCTGCGATCCAGCGGCCCTTCGAGATTGCGGCCCAGCGGGTCTCATCCTTCCAGGGCGCATCGCAGTCCGCGCAGTGGTAGCGCGCTGTTTCGGGGCGATGGCCGCCGTTCTCGTCCTTGTCCCACTTCACCTGTCCCCAGGTCAGGATTTGTTCCGCACCGCACACCGGGCACGGCACCCAATACCGGCGCTGGTCGCTTTCCTCAAAAGCCGCCTCGATCCGGCTGGCGCCCTTGTTGGTCGGCGTCGAGACCAGCACGATCTTGCGGTTCCAGAACGTCACCGTCCGCTTCTTCGCGAGATTGACCGGGTCGCCCTCGGCCCCCGCGCTGAAGGGATAGCGGTCCACCTCGTCGCACAAGAGCAATCGGATCGGGCGGCTCGCAAGCCCCGAGGGTGCGTTGGCCCCGACGATGGTCAGATGCCCGCCCGGAAACCGCTTGTGCAGGATCTTGTTGTTGCCGTCCCTAGACTTCGGGTTGGCGATCTTGGTCTGCAAACAGGGCGTGTCCCGCGCCATCGGCGAGAAGCGGTCCTTCGACCAAGTTTCCGCATCCCGCTCGGTCGGCATCACCACCATGATCGGTGCCGGATCCTGGTCGATGTGGTAGCCGACACAGTTGTTCACCACTTCCGTCTTGCCCACCTGTGAACTGGACATAATGACAACGGTTTCGGTGCTTGCATCCGAGACCGCCTCCATGATCCCGCGCTGGTATTCGGCACGGGCAGTGCGCCATTGACCGGGCTCAGCGCTGGCCTCAGAACTCAGCCTGCGGTTCTGATCCGCCCAATCGCTGATTGTCAGATCCGGTGGCGGCCTCAAGACCGCCAAGGCCTTCGCGACCGTCCGTTTCAGGATCGGCGACCCCACCAATGTCAGCTTCGAAGTCAATTTCTGGTTCTGCGAGATCATCAAGCACCTCGCGGATCGCAGTTCGGATCAGATTCCGGGTGTCTCCGACGGTGGGTTGGTCAAAAGCCTGTGGTGCCAGCCGGTCTGGCAGCGCCAAGAGGCGGGTTCTGAGGAGCGCCAGCACGGCAACCCAAGCGGCCTCGATTTCGTCGGCGGCGATCAGGGAACGACGCTTTTCTTCAGCCTCCATCTCGGCGAGGTCGGCACGCGCCCGGATGAACCGCGCCCGCTCAGCCGCATAATCCGGTGCCCCTGCCTGCGCTTTCAGCGCCTGATCGCGCAAATACCGGACATAGCCCCGCACCGAGCCGATCAGGTCGTATTGCCCGCGTTCGGCCTTCGGGATCACCCCCTCGCGGCTCAGTTGCTGGACCCGCCGTTCCGAGAGATCAAGCAGCCGCGCGATGACGCCGATCGGTTGCGTGGCTGCCGACATTTGGTGACCCCGCCAATCCGATTAAAGCCATGGAATTGCTGCGATACGACTGGATATGCATCCCAAGCAGAGCGAAGCTGATCCCAAGAAAACGATGCAACTCACCCGCCGGAAGCAGCCATGACCGAACACCCCATTCTGCACAGCCGCAACGAAGACGCTGGCTTCTTCGGGACACTGACCACCTGCCCCCTCCGCGAGCGGCGGAGCACAGAAGTCTGGGCGCTGGCCTCAAATCTGATCGCCGCCGCGATTAACGCAAAGAGCGAAGAAGACCTCGCAGGGGTTCACGATTTTCTGGACAGCCGCATGGGGCGCCACTTCGCAGATGAGGTGATGGGGGCCCTGCAAAGTGGAACCCCCGACAGCGAAAGCGCCATCAAGTCCAGCATCACCAAATGGCAGGCCTGGCGCATTTCTGCGCAGACCCAGCGTCTTGAGGGCATCCCCGCAGGGCTGCCCTACCTGACCGGTTGGGTGCAGTATTTTGCCGCAGCCGCTGCACAAGGCGAAAGCCCCTGACCAGATCACCTCCGACAATCCCGCAACCGGTGGCGCGCCTTCATCGGCGGATCCAGTCGGTGTGCAAGGCTTCACCTCAGGCGGCACTGGCCGTCATCTGGTCCAGACCTGTGACGTTCCGGTGACTCTTTCACATGAAGATCGCAAGGTAACTTGCTGACTCAGAGCCTTATTCGCCAACAAGTACGTGAGAATCTTGCCTGTATGATTCTCTGCCCACTGGCGGACCTGCTCGGCCGCCAAGTTGCCTCTGACTGGGCCAGCCTAGCGCTGGCCCATTTTTTCCGTAGGGCCGACATTCACATACCAACAGTATGCATCGGATTTGGCTCATTTTACTGGCACATACGCCACAATCAGGGGAACCACTCCTTTGCTGCAATAGGAACGCCGGTCCATGCGCGCTGCTGGCGCCTCGGAAACGGGAATGATGCCGCTGCGGTTTCGTGACGAACTGATCGGCATCCCTCGACGCGCATCGAAATCCGCATTATATTCGCACTGAATTAGATGCGCACCGGGAGGTTTTCTATGAACATCACCAAGGACATCAGCCCGTTGACCGAATTCAAACGGGATTCGGCGCGCCTGATCGCCCAGATCAAGGAGACGGGTCGGCCGCAGATCCTGACCGTGAACGGCAAGCCGTCAGTCGTCGTCATGGACGCCGCCGCTTGGCAAGAGATGCAGGACCAGCTCGACTATGCCGAGACGGTGGCCGGTATCCGCAAGGGACTGGCGCAGGCTCGCGCCGGTGAGGGCGCCGATGCTAACACGTTCTTCGATGGCCTCGCGCGGACCAAATGACTTCCTCGCTGCCCGTAATCATCACGCCAAATGCGGCAGATGATCTAAATGCGTCATGGAACTACCTGCGCGATCGCAACCCAAGGGCCGCAGATGAATGGTTAGCGGGCATCCGCGACACAATTCTCGCCCTCGGCACAATGCCAGATGTGCATCCCATTGCCCCGGAATCGCGTGAATTCGATCTACCGATCCGCCGAGCGCTCTACGGCGCGGCGACGCGCTGGCGCGTCTATTACGCCGTCATCGACGGGTCTGTTCAGGTTCTACATATCCGCCATGGTCGCCGGGCTGACTGGCAACCCTGAGCCTTTCGAACAGCCGCCGCAGCAAATACCCTCGCGCCAAGGATACCGCGACAAACACCGAGCCGATAGCCAGATGCTCACCGAGCGTGACCTCAAGACCGAACCACGGGAACACCACAATCTGCGTAATGATGGCCAAGATGTAGCCGACGGCGACATTCGTCATTGCTTCGAGGAGTGACACCAGGCGGGACTGCTTCATACCTCAAACCCCAAGCGGCTCAGGGCATGCCGAAAACTCGCTTCCTGAAACTCCCGATTCATGCTGCCATTTTGGAGGTAACGTTCACCGGGAACGCGCAGCGCAATGGTTTGATTGGAACAGTCGGCGGCCGGCAGATAAGCGATCGCCTGCCGGTCAAGCGCAACGAGGGCGTAAAGATCAAAGGCATTTTCCGGATACCGACGCCGCCCACCTTTGCCGGCGCGTCGAAGTTGGAACAAATACCCGGGCGTGACCCTTGTCTTGGGGTCATGGTTTTTCGGCTTCCGGGTTGATTTGACCTGAACGCGAAGCAACGCCCCATCGACATCCACCAAAATATCGTATGGCAGCCCTTGATCGCTCAAGAACGCGCGATAGCCGCTCATGATGAGGTCGGCACAGACCAAGTGCTCGGCGGCCTTGCCAACTTCCAGATCATCACTGCATTCGACGTCTGGCCTGTCAAACTCGCTGTCGGGCAAATCAAATCCCAGATGCTCAAACAGCGATTGCTGCATGTCCCGCCTCCCGGCTCCGTTCGATGTCACCGAAGGTCTGTCCCGTCTGCGACAACTGCGCCTCTCGACCAGTGAACTCTTGCCATCGACGGACGATGACATCGACGTATTTTGGGTCGAGTTCGATCAATGAGGCATGGCGACCGGTCTTTTCCGCGGCGATCAGCGTCGTGCCACTGCCACCAAAAGGGTCGAAGACAAGATCGCCTTTCCGGCTCGAATTCCGAATAGCGCGTTCAACCAATGCCACCGGCTTCATTGTAGGGTGCAGGTCATTCTTTGATGGCCGTTGAATATTCCAAACATCGCCCTGGTCGCGATCGCCACACCAGTGACGTTTCACGCCCTCCGGCCAGCCATAGAGGATCGGCTCATATTGCCGCTGATAATCGGCGCGACCCAGCGTGAAGCGGTCCTTCGCCCAGATGATGAAGGTCGACCAATGACCACCTGCGGACTTGAATGCTGCCTGCAGTGTCTGCAGCTCGCTGGACGACATGCAGATGTAAACGGCGCCATCGGTGTGCATGTTGATCAGCACGCAGGCGTCGTTCAGAAACTGCCCGAATGCATCGCCCAGTGCATCATTCTTGATACGACGGCCCTTGCCCGCTTTTTCAGCCCCAACGCCACCGGCATAATCAACGTTATAGGGTGGATCGCAAAAGCAGAGATCCGCCTTCACACCTCCGAGTACCTTTTCGCAATCGGTCACCACGGTGCTGTCACCGCAGAGCAGCCGGTGGTTGCCGAGGATCCAGAGATCGCCGGGACGGCTGATCGGATCTTCAGGGGTTTCAGGGATATCGTCCTCGCCCTCCTGCGGACCGGTGCCGTCCTCGAGGCTCGACATCAGCGCGTTCAGCTCATCCTCGGTGAAGCCGGTCAGGCCGAGGTCGAAATCCGCCTCGAGCAGGTCGGCCAGTTCGAGGTTCAAGAGGTCCTTGTCCCACTCGGCGTTTTCGCTGGAGCGGTTATCCATTATCCGGAAGGCCCGCGCCTGGCTGACCGTCAGCCCCTTGGCGACATGCACCGGCGCGGTCTTGAAGCCGAGCTTGCGCGCCGCTTCCAGCCGCGTGTGCCCAGCCAGCACAACCATCGCCTCGTCCACGACGATGGGCTGCCGCCACCCGAATTCCTGGATCGAGGCCGCAACCGTTGCAATGGCCTCGGCATTGCGCCGCGGGTTGCGCGCATAGGGAATGATCTGCTCGAGCGGCAGGTCAACGACGTCCATGGTGATGTCCTTGAGGTGCATGAAAGCGAAATGGGGTCGGATCCCCGTTTCGGTTCAGGCGTGGTTTGTCAGGCCCTCAGGCCTTTGTTTTGTTGGGGTTCGTGTCAAAGCGAAACGAAACGGGTATTTTTCAGGGTGTCACTGGGAAACCCTCGGGCCTCGCCCCCCCGAATACGGCTACAAACAGGAGGGACCCGTTCAATTTCAATGGCTTGCGAGTATCAACATTTTGATCGGAGACAGTTTTTTTGGAGAAGCCGGTCACCAGTTGCCCTCTTGAAAACCACCCCGAACCCTCGCCCGCGTCCGCGTCCGCGTCCATTCACACCACGGGCAACATATCGTTCTAATAGCCCCTTCAAAGAGATTTGTCTCGCACTACGATGTCTCACCAAAAAATGTCTCACGGTCCAAAAATATCTTGACAAGCAGTCGGGAGATTACCTGTCCAGTCGTGTCATCAAGCCTGACAACCACGTTGCAAATTCACCCTCGCCAAGTGCCCCGCTGGCGAGGTCTTCCATCGCGCGCACTCCCTCAAAGGGATCAGGGCGAAACCCATAGCCATTGAGCCGCAGGAAGGCTGCAGTGGCCGCGAAGGCCGTGCGCTTGTTGCCGTCGACAAAGGGATGCATCGTCACAATCTCGAAAGCGTAGGCCGCAGCCAGTTCATCAAGACTTGTCGCCGGGTCAGACGCCTTGTTC